GGTTTTCCATAATTACGGAGAACGGCCGATTGCTACTCAACAGTTGTTTTACGACTGAAAAGTACCAATCCTGTACAGGCATCACTGCCTGAATTATTTCAAGAATTTGCTCAATGGCGGAGTGATATATATGATCCGTTGCTTGTTCGAGATCTGAGTTGAATACTTCGGTGTTACCACCGGAAAATACCCAACCCAGGTCTGGATCGGAAGATGTAAGTGAGAGCGACAACTCCCAAGCATGATTCGTGCCAGCAACTCCATTCTTTGTCTCACGACAAGTCTTGAGCCATTGGTATGTAAGATGTGACCAAGGTGAAAGAATAGTTGAGTGGTAGAAGCTAGGAACAGTAATGATCCTGTGCTTCTCACCTACTTCGTCTATTCCTCCCACCTTTACACTAAGGAGGTTTGGATTTCCTATGACATACTGCCGTAAGGCACTATGAAATAGAAATTCACCTGGTTCTTTTTCCGCAAGGATAAAATTGCAGGTAATCTCTCCCGTTTGTAGGTCAATCATATTACATGACTTTTCAGAACAAATCAGTTCTCTTGCGAAAGCTGATTTTCCACCCTTTTTCCGTGAGGATTCAAGGCATGCAGACACACCAAGTGAAACGTGAGTTTCCCTTACTGTAAATGCATTGATTCTGAATTTGTCCCGAACATACCTTTCTAATTCTGCCATCTCTATACTAAGATCCAAATTCTCCACTGGAGATTTGGAGACTACCTCCATCCATTGCTGGATGGAAGTAATCCTGATATCTTCGTTGGGGTAGCCTGAAGCACGTGTTTGGAGCAACGTAAGTTGTTTCAAACGCGCGTTAACATGGTTCCTAACGTTGTTCAAGGTTCGTGAGAGCCAAGAACAAGATCTCGGTACTTTGTACGGAGTGTTAGTAAGCACTGCCTTACGGCATTTCTTAATAACGGACTTAAGGAATTTGTGAAAATTCTTTTGGTTAACAGTATTTGAAATTAGGGATGCATTAATCTCATCAAACTTTTCATAAGGCTGGTTACAATCCGCAAGGATCACTGTG